TGTTACTGTCTTCATGGCAAGCCCGGTGATGGTTCCGCCTATTCCTGCCATGGCTGCTCCTGCCTTCTGCATGGTTCCAAAGGCAGAGTTGAGCTTGCTGACACTTCCGGATACGCTGCTTTGCACACCGTTCATCTGACTGGAAAGATTATCAACCAAGTTCAGGATGACAGACAATTTGTATACTGACTCCATACCCATGCAACCACCTCCCTGTTGCTTTTTACTTAAAAAGTGATATACTATTCCTTACAAGACCATAGAGGTGTATCATCAAGTCCCACAGTTTCCGGCTGTGGGGCTTTTTTATTCGTCATTATCAAAATTGTCTGCTATTCCTTTGGCTACGCCTGTCTCAATATCTTCAATTCTCATTTCCCTTGCACAGTCCGCTTGACCGTACAATTCAAAGAACTCTTCAAAAGTCAGGTCTTCAAAGCTTTCCGGAAGCAGTTCCTTGGGAAGATAGGTATATATGACCATCTTCCCATAGCTCACAAAACTGCTCTTGAACCGCTCCTTGGCATCCTCTACAGCTTTTTTACTGATGTCGTATCTGCCAGTCCAAGCATACGGAGAAGCTTATCTGCAAGGCTGATAGTGATAGCCGGATACTCCTCCACAGTCTCCTTGAGCATGTCTCTCTGCTCATCAATGATATTGTCAAAAGCAAAGCTCTTAGATGCTTTTGTCACAGAGTTAGACATAGTCTTCACATATCTGTCATAGGATGCTGCTTTCGGTTTCTTGAAGAGGAATGTGAACTCATCCTCTGTCTCATCATCCACCTGTACCGTTGTTACTACCGTGTAGACCTTCTCATCTGAAGCTGCATATTTCTTCTTCAGGCTCTCCACATCTGTCTTCTTCTCTGCATCAGCAGCCTTTCCTGCATTGAGGAGCTGCTCTTCTCTTGTATCATTCATGGTTTATACCTCCGTTTTTGTCATTTATTTTGTTATTAGTTACGCATCAAGACCATTGATTTTGATACCGCCCATTGCCATACCATCAAGGTCTACCTTCATGGACTTGTCTCCCTGTGCCGCCTTGAAGCTACGCTTTGACAGCACAACATTGGTCAGGACATCCGTACAGGTTGCAGCTCCTTCGTCTGCATAGTTCACTACAATCTTCGGGATAACATACTTGTAGAAGTTCTTGTATCCCTTTGACTGGATGACCCTGCACATCTCATTGAAGTCCTCACGGAGCAGGGAAATCTTGACGGAGTTCTTCTGATTTCCGGTACCATAACCTCTAATCTTTCCGCCCTTGCCATAGATAGGCTCTTTTTCCTCCTCATCATCATAGGAGATTTCCAGGGGTTCCATGTTCTCCATGCCGGAAGCTGTGATTGTCACACTTGACCAGTCATAGGCTTTTCCGTTGATTAACTGCTTGTTTGCCATCTGCCTCTACCTCCTTCCTAAGATGCTGAATAAGGGTTCTCTACTGCAAATGTGAGGTTCATCTCCCTCACATGACCCATAGGTACATAAGTGATATTGATGTCAAGCTTCTCATCCACAAGGATGTTGAGGTTCTCCGTGTCAATGGTCACGCTTCCGGAGCTGATGACTTTATCACGGACTGCATCTTCCACAGGTGTATTGAGCTGCTCCTGAATGTTTGTGATGCTTGTCTCAATATCTCCGGGGTCAACTTCCACCTGAAGCTCATCAAGTGCCTTTGCCCTGACAGCCTTGACAAGTCTGTTCGACACCCTGACATCTTCAGCATAGGAGTAGTCACTACCTTCAGGTGACATCATATTTGCAGAGGTCACATAGTAGTCTTCCTTGCCAATGTACTGCCTGATGGTCACATACTTTGCCTTGTCCAAGGTCTCAATATAGTCCTCAATTCCTTCAGGAAGGAGCTTGAGAAGCTTTGCTTCAGAGATAGGGAAGCTCTTCACCTCTCCAATGCTCTGTGACTCTTTGGCTCTTCCATAGAGTCCGGTCACAATTCCTGCATTGTTGATGTCCTGAACCCTTCCATCCATTCTCTGATAACGGGAATTGCTACATACAACCTGCATGTAGATATTGTTGATGCCCTTCCGTTCCTCAAGCATTGCGTTCACATAATCCTCAAGGCTCTCATCTGCCTTCTTTCCTCTTGCCTCACAGACAAAGAACAGAGGTCTCTTGTACTTAGTCAGGAAGTCATTGGCAATCGTACACAGAGAAGCCCACAAAGCCTTGGATGATACTCCAACGATATGAACGAACTCAAACATAAGAGGGCTGTTGATGAGGCTCTCAACCGCACTGATTACTGACTCATTGCTCATAGCCGGTGATGTGGTGGAGAATGTGAAACGGTCTCCCTCCATAAAGCTGTCACCGCCTTCTGCATCCGTGAACTTTGCAGTCAGTCCGGTAGTTGCCAGTTCTGCCTCTCCGGTGATAGGTATTGTCATTTCCTCTGTGAAGGTATTTCCTCCATCCAATGAGTATCTGAAGCTTCCCTCATTGCACTCTCCGGCATCCATTACCTCAACCACAATGTCATAGGCATTGTTAGGGCTTCCCTTTACCTCAAAGGTACCGTATCCCTTTTTGTCTTCCGTGATTTTTCCAATGGTTCCGGCTGTCCCTGCTTTCACCGGGATGCAATAGATTGAGGATGCTCCCCACTCAACCGCATCAATGCAGGCATCAGCAAGAGGTGTGTTGCCAACCTTCTCCTTGATTTTCTTGGCGTTCATTGTGCCACTAATCAGGATAGGTGACTTGCTTTCCACATTGGAAATGCCGATTTTGATTGATGTCCCGGTACCCGTGGAGCTGCTTCTCCCAAGGTTCCCGTCTTCGACTTTTACATTTACATCTCCAAACATTATCCCTTTGCCTCCTTGTCTTTCTTACTCCCGTCAACCGGGGCTTTCCGGAAGGCTTCACAGGCTTCTTTGAACTCTTTCTCTTCCACCTGTCTTCCACTCTTCCATCCGTTTGCTGCCTTCGTTCCTTCAAACACCGCATCAGATACACCAAGTTTCTGCTTGAGTTCCTCAATGCTCATTAAGGATGCAGCCTGTTTTGTTTCTGCCATGATTATTCCTCCTTATCCGACAGAGCCAATGTCCATTGGCTTAATGTCTCTATCTTGATAGATACCGCCTTCAAAAGTGATGTCGAACTGTACCGCTACTTTCGCCTTCAGGATACTGTCACCCTCTTCTACCCAGTCCGCTTCACCTACCACGATATTCACCCAGTTACCATCCACATCAATTCCCTTCTTCAGGTTTCGGAGAAAGTTCTCAAGGATTTCCTCCACCTTCTCCTCTGATGTGTCCGCTATCACTACATGGAGTGATGTGCTCCTGTCCCACAGCTTCACTCTACGCTTCCGCTGCCCCTCTTGGTCTATGTATGTTTTTTTTGAGCCGGAGCGTGCGAATGTCTCACCGTTTCGCAATACTGCACCAACGTGGACTTCGTTTCCTGCCTTCAGCTTTTTCATATTGGTGTAGACCTGACTCTTGATGCCGGAGCTCTTCAGCGTTTCAATTAAGTAGTTCCTTTCCTTTACCATGTCCTACTCCTCAAAAATTTCCTCCAAGGTGTCCTTGATGTCCTGCTCATCCTCTTCACTGATACCCAAGAACGGTCTTGGTGGTATGCTTACTTTGACAGAGGCTACTCTCTTCCATTGTCCACCAATCTTGAATGTGAGGTACTTTTTATTCTTTGCTCTTATTGTCCGCTCATCACCAAATTGGTGTGTTGCAGCCCTGATGTCATTGGTACCTACTGCAAGTCCACTGTCACTCACTTCTGACCGGATGCTTGTTTTGAGCTGTGTGGTCTTGGTGAGCGTCTTGCCGCCTTCCTCCTGTGCCCGGATGGATGGCTTCCAACTTTTACCTTCCGGAGTCTTCTCCTCCGTGAAGCGTTCCACTGTGGAAGTCCTTAGTCCTTCCGCTATGGAGTTCATAACCCCACGGGTCTCAAGGTGGCTCAATCGGTTCAGGCGTTGGAGCAGCTCATCAGTATCTCCGGACATCTCTGCCCTGATTGATGACATCCCATCACCATCCTCTCATGCTGTCCCTTGAGAACACCCTGCCTGAAGACTTCATTTTGAAGCCATTGGCTGCTTCGCTGCTTCCTCCTTTTTCCTCAACGCCTATGCTTA